TTTCTTGAGGATTCGATTGCATCCGGTGGTACTGTGCGTACGCTAGCAGTTGAATACAAAGTGCTTAGTGCTACAGCTACGCCTTCAACATCACTGTCGTGGACAGGATCATCATTAGCACAGACAGCAGCATTGGTCGCATATGATATCACTGCACCACTGTCGAGTGAGTTTGCGCAGTTTGTAGACACAGGCACGGTAACGGTAGCTATCACCCCGTCGGCTGCTGAGACTGCACAGTTTGTTGATTCGGCAACAGTGTTGGTTGACCTGCAGAATTCGGCGGTTGAGGTAGGAATTGAGCACACTGACACTGCCACGGTCGCGCTGGCAATCACGCCGTCATCGACTGACGTTGCGGCCTACGTTGAAGCTGCGACCGTGCTGGTGAGTGTTACGCCTAGCGTTGTTGAGGGTACGGTTCATACTGATAGCGGTACCGTCCCCGTGGCGCTCACGCCTTCTGCTGCAGATACGGCCCAAAAGGTGGAGTCGGGGACGGTGCCGTTGGGTATCACACCGTCAACGTCTGAGTTTATCACCCACACGTACGTTGACGCCGATACTGCGGCGATCTTCTTTACGATTACCGACGTTACACTCACTCAGTTTACTGAGAGTGCAACAGTACCTCTTGCAATAACACCGACTACAACGGTTGAAATCAAGGAGCGGGCTTTCCTTGATTCAGCAGAGGTAGATGTAATCTTCACCATTCTTGGCGATGAATTCATTGCCAAGGAAGAGGTAGTTACAGTACCAATGTTGATTCGCCCTGGCCTGCTGTCAGAGTTTCAGGGTGATGGTGACATTGTACGTGTAGCGGTTACAGCCGATGTGCTTGAAGGATTCTTGTATCAAGATGCCGAACAGCCATTGGTTAATCTCGATGTGCTCAGTGATGAAGTAGGTTCGTTCACTACTGCCAGTGAAGTACGTTTATCACTGATACCGGCGACTCTTGAAGAAACTGCGGCGACCATCGACTCTGCGGTGGTGGGGCTGCTCATCACTCCGGGCGCGGTGGTCGAGCTACGGATCGTCGCCGACTATTTGTTGGTGGGAACGGTGTCTAACCACTACACAGCGATCTTGCGGGACACTAATTATCCGACCCTTTTGAGGGACAATCAATTTGCGGCTACACTGGATTCAGGATGGCTTACAGTTTGGCATGGCAGAGGGGATGAGTAATGGCTACAGTATTTGTACAGGGCACTAAAGAATATGCCATCATTGACGTGACAGATAAGAAGAGTAATTTGACTACACTTGATGGCACTAACCCGCGTTTCACGGTCTATGATCCTACCAACGTGAAGTGGTATGATGAAGAGCCTGCACAGAATATCGGTCTGACTGCATACTGTCTGATTGACACGTCGGCTGCTCACCCTATGGGTCTATGGCCTGCGGCTGAGTATAGGATCGACGTGACATTTGACACACCGGCAGAGGTACCGATCCTTGCGCCAGGGCGCTTTTCGGTGGTAGTGCCATAGCTACGCCTGCTGTCAATATGCGGGCGGGTGTTGGTATCTCACAAGCCTCTCTGTTCAATGAGATTGGCTATGAACCACACTCAGAATTGCAGTGGTCTATTCACCATGCTCAAGAGCGGTTCATCATCCCCTGCTGTGGTCGGCGGTGGGGTAAGTCGCAGAGTGCTGGGCATTGGATGACTGAGCGTCTGTTTCAACCGGATTCATGGTTCTGGATCATCGGCCCTACATATACACTTGGTGAGAAGGAGTTTCGTGTTGTTTGGGACGATCTATTTAACCCCAAGAAGTTGGGATTGCGCCACCCTAAGATTAGAAAAGGATATAACGCACGTCAAGGCAACATGTACATCGAATTGCCTTGGAACACACATCTTGAAGTCAAGTCTGCGGATAAGCCGGATGAGGGACTTGTAGGTGAGGGTTTGTCAGGGGCAGTCATGTCTGAGGCTGCTAAGCATAAGATGGACACATGGGTTAGATACATCGAGCCGGCGTTGTCTGATAAGCGCGGTGATGCTATATTCCCATCAACACCCGAAGGCTTCAACTGGTATCATGGCCTGTTTGAGCTAGGCGCAGATCCTAACCATCCTGCATTTAAGTCTGTTCATGCACCATCTTGGACGAATCCTATTGCTTTTCCCGGTGGCTTTGATGACCCTGAGATTCAGCGGATTAAGTCAGTAGCATCGCCACAGTGGTTCGATCAGGAGTATGGTGCTAAGTTTACGTCGTTTGAAGGGATGATCTATGACGAATTCGACCGCACCATCCATGTACGGGAATTCGACTACGTGCCGTCTTGGAAGAACTTTGAAGTGTTCGACTTCGGTTTTGCCGATCCATTCATCTGTCTCGATATCATGGTTGATCCTTCCGACAACGTATATGTTTGGCGCGAATACTACGTCAGGTACAAGGCTACAATGGAACACGGATATGCGATTCGTGATCGGGAGAATCCTGACGGGTTTCATGTCAATGCTATGTTTGGCGACCCGCGTGGTGCGGACGAGATTGCAACATTGGCAATGATCCTTGGGCCTATCTATGCACGGGCAGTACCGTGGAAGATGGGCATTGAAGCAGTTAAACGCAATATGCGTCTACAGCCTGACGGTATGCCTAAGTTGTTCATTCATCCACGGTGTGTCAATACCATTCGTGAGATTGAATCACTACAGGTTCGCAAAGCTGCTACTGACGTGAAGAACGCTATGGAGGGTCAACGTGATAAGGATGACCATACAGCAGATGCATTGCGGTACTTCTTTAGTGAGTATTTCGTGTTAGGTGCTGGCGGATCGTTGGGCGACGTGTATAGTAAGGGCCAAACCGAGTCACGGTCGTTCTTCCAGTTAGGCGGGGGCGACGGATTCGTCAATACAGGACGGATTGAATTCTAGTGGCTACTCCATCACAAGATCCACGCAGAGCCAAGTCAGGTAGCTCGTTAACAGCGAAACCGGCTGTACCTGTTGAAGCTGGATCGTTGAAGGAAATGGGTATTACGGCGGTAACGTCAGCAATACCCGATGTTGTACCTAACTTTCGTACTGGCCTCACTGCTCTTCGCATTCTGGATCAGATGGTCAATAACGATGGTACTATCAATGGTGTACTATCGGCGATCAAGATCCCAGTGCTCGGTGGAGATTACTTCGTAGAACCGTATTCAAGCGATCAGCTTGATGTTGATGCTGCTGAGTTTGTCAACTACAACCTGTTTGACAACATGAGTATTTCATGGTTGCAGGTTCTTGAGGATATTCTTACCAAGCAGGAGTTTGGTTTCAGTGTGCTTGAGAAGGTATGGATTGAAGGTACATGGGCACCTAAGCGACAGATGGCAAACAGTAAGAATTATACGATGTTGTCAAAGCTGGCGCTACGTCCACAGTCCACGATCCAAAAATTCAATTATGACAAGAATGGTGGGCCTCTCACCATCACGCATCAGCTTGTAGATCCTACCGGTTCTGGCGGTGGGGGGTCGAACACAGTAGACATTCCAATTGATAAGTGTCTTGTATTCACTAACAAGAAGAAGGGCGGCGACCTTACCGGTAAGTCGGTGCTACGTACAGCGTACAAGCATTGGTTTTACAAGGAAGGCTTGTATAAGATCGATGCTATTCAGAAAGAACGGCATGGTATCGGTGTGCCACACGTCATTTTACCTCCGGGTATGGAGAAGATGCCAGAAGAGGTTGCACGTGCTGAGACAATGGCTGCCAACCTTCGTACCAATGAGTTTGCCCGCATCGTTACTCCCACAGGCTGGGAAGTTACGTTTGCTGAGTTGAATACGTTACCTATTGATGTACTGGCATCGGCTACGCACCATGATCTACTGATTGCTCGCAACGTACTCGCGCAGTTTGTAGTGGACTCTACTGCACGATCTACGTCGGGTACTGGTATGGATCTGTTAATGAAGTCACTTCGTCATGAAGCGGACAAAATTCTTGAAATCATCAATAATCATCTTGTCCCTCAGATGGTGTCGTGGAACTTCCCAACGACCAACTACCCCAAGGTCAAGGTACGTAGCATTGGTGAAACACGTGACTTGCAGGCATGGACTTCCGCGCTGGCAAACCTGGCCGGTGGCAAGTTGATTACGCCTACGGTTGAGCTAGAGAAGTGGGTACTGGATCAGGTTGATGCTCCGACTACACATCTTGACGCTCCCGGCTTCGTGCAAGCATTTGATGTACAGCCTACTGTGGCACCCAATCCTAACGCACAGGATCAAGGTGGGCAGGTACAGAATCAACAGGATACAAACCCAAAGGCTACACCGAATGGACAGCCACAGACCGGTAACATACCGAAGTCGGTGAATGCACCATGAGCTTCAAAGGTAAGAAGGCGGCACCGTTTAAGAAGGGTGGAGGCCGTCGTAAGTCTCATCCACATACCTCTAAAGGTACAAAGCGTAAGAGAGGATGATCGTGGCAAAGTATAAGATGTTCGGTAATGGTAGTGTGCGTGGTGTCAGGGAGTCAGCACACAATAAGAAGGTCAACAACAGGGGTAATACCAAGCCTACCGTTAAGGGGCATGGTATGGCGGGTACGCAGACTGTCAACAAGCGGGTAAACACACCCAAGCCGTAGCATGGCACGTAAACGAACAAACTTCTCAAAACTTGCTGCCAAACTTAAGCGTAAGGGAGTACGGAATCCTAAAGGTTTGGCAGCATCAATAGGTAGGAAGAAATTGGGCAAGGCAAAGTTTCAGAAGAGAGCAGCAGCCGGACGTAAGGCCGCTGCACGACGTAGGAAAAGGAGTCGCTAATGGAGATGTTCTACCTAACCCGGCTCCCGAAGTCGGCAGGTGAAGGTGTAGCAGAGCCTACGTGGATTCAGCTTGCACCTTATGGTACGTGGAAGCCGTATGGTCAGGATCTATCAGTAACGCCAGAAATGGCATCACGAATGGTTGAGAACTTCAAGAACGGCATTAGAGGTCATGAGATTGAAACCGACTATGACCACAAGATGGATAAGGCCAAGGGTAATAAGGCTAGTGGTTGGATTCGTGATGTAGAGGCACGTACTGATGGCCTGTGGGGATTGGTTGATTGGACTGAAACCGCACGTCAAGAGATACATGCTGGTGAGTGGAAATACTTCTCAATGGACTGGCACCCAGCATGGAAGCATCCGACTACGGGAGTAGTTTACAACGATGTGATCTTTGGTGGGGGTCTGACTAATCGGCCTCAACACAAGGGGCGTTTGCCAATCAACGCAAGTGAGCTATTATGGGAGACTGACATGGGTAACGACGATACGCACACTGAGCCTGCGGGCCAGAAACAGGATCAGGCAGATCCCAACAATCCGCTTGATCCCAACACACAGCAGCCGAAGGCACCGACTCACAAGGAGCCGAATACGGCTGGCGACAACCCCTCTCCGATCCACCCGGCAGACGATGATCCGTCCGCCGATGCTGGTTTTATGGAGAGGCTTCGCAAGTGGGTCGGTACTAACGCCGACAACATCGATAAGTCCGATAGTCCACAGGAGGGTGACGTTGTGAAGCTTGACGTGATTCGCACCAAGCTTGACCTTCCCGATGACGCTGACGATGATGCCATCATCGCTAAGCTTGATAGCGTCATTGCAGAGGTTGAGCCGCTGCGAAAGGTTGCAGCGGAAATTGAGGCAGGTAGTAAGTTTGCCTCTGAGTACCCTGAGCAGCACAAGCGTATGGTTGCGCTTGAGCAGGAGGGTCGTATTCGACGTGCTAGTGAGTTTGCCGCTCAGTTTACCGATCTTGGTGACGGTCGCGGTCTGAGCACAACTGCACGTGAGAAGATCGAGAATGCATATCTTGCATCGGAGTCCGGTGGTATCAGCACGGAGGATCTTGCTGAGGTTCTTGCCACTGTCACCGATAAGGAGCACATTGTCGATTACAAGGAGCATGGTTCAAGTCAGGCGGCTGAGTTGGTTGAGCCGGGTGTCGATAGTTTCCTGGCTAAGATCAAAGAGATTCAGGCTGCTGAGAATCTGTCTTACCCCGATGCTATGCGTAAGACTGCTTCCGAGCACCCTGAGCTTGCTAAGGCATATCAGGATCATTTCAGCAGCGTTAAGGGTGGTGATAACTAATGGCCGCATACAGCAACGTACTGTTTGCTAAGGGATACAACGCTGTGGCTCCGATGACAAAGCATCGCTTTGCAGTGCTTACGGCCAACACGGAAGAGGCAGCACAGGCCGCTGCATCTAACGTGGTCATCATTGGTGTCAATCTGTTTGATGTGGCTGCGCTCGATGTTACACACGGTCGCGGTTGCTCGATTCAGATGGCGGGTATCGCAGAGTTGGAGGCTGGTGGAGCAATTGCGCGTGGTGCATCGGTAATGTCAGATTCGTCAGGACGTGCCGTTACTGCCGCTACCGCTGGTAACTATGTCGTCGGCATTGCTCTTGAGGCAGTGTCGGGTGCTGGCAACCGAGTCCCGGTGCTTCTGGCAATTCCGGGTCGAGTCCTGTAGGAGAGGGTGAATAAATAGATGTATGATCCTAAGAAACTACAGACGTTCGATCCGGTACTGACAGGGTTCGCACTTGGCTATGCCAATCAGTCCCTCATCGGCGAGCGTCTGTTTCCAGTTGTCGATGTAAGTACACAGAGCGGTTTGTACTTCATCTTCGACCGATCGAATTGGCTGATCTACCCTGATCGACGTGAGCCGGGTACTGAGCCGAACATGATCGGTGGACGCAAGTGGAGCACTGACGTGTATAACGTCAAGGAGCACGCACTTGAGGCAGAGGTTCTTGATGAAGAGCGGGAAGAGATTGCAGCATCGTCCGCTGCACTTACTCCCGCTGACCTCAATCCCGAGGCTGACGCCATCGAGGATACCACCAACGCACTATTGCTTCGGCATGAGAAGCTTGTGGCCGATACGGTGCGTAACACATCCAACTACGCTGCGGGCCATACGCTTACGCTGTCCGGTTCCACTCAGTGGAGCGATTATGGTCAGTCCGGTACGGCACCGTATCCGTACAACTCCAACCCGCTCAAGAACCTCCGTGACGGTATGAATCAGATTTACCAGGATACGTCACGTTGGCCCAACTTGATGTGGTTCTCCTTCAATGCATGGAACGCACTGCAGTTTCACCCGTCTGTGATTCAGCGGTTCCAGTTTCAGACTCCCGCTCCGGGCGTCAATGCGTTCAAGGAACTGATTGGCTTTGACGGTGAGATTGTCATTGGTCAGTCGGTGTACAACAGTGCAGATAACGTCGATGCAACAGAGTCCATTACCTCCCTGTGGGGTACGGACGCCGGTATGGCGATTGTCGAGCCTCTTGCGGGCTTCCGCACTAAGACGTGGGGTAAGACCTTCGTTCGTCCGTATGGTGGTGAGCGTCGCCCGGTGTATCGTTGGCGCGTCGATTCACACTTCAAGGACATGTTTGCAGTGAAGTACCGTTATGACACCAAGATCGTGTCTAACGTCGCTGGATACATCTTCAAGACTGCATCGGCATAAGGAGGATAGACGCAATGGCAGAAGAGTATCTTCATACGCCGGTGCTGATTGGTTTTGACGATAATCAGCAGGCAATCACGGTAGAGGCTGGTAAGACTGCAAGTGACCTCAAGGGCTTCAATAAGAAGCAGCTTGACGATCTTCGGGCAGCCGGTGTGCTTCGCGCTGAGAAGTACGAAGAGGTAGGGCCGAACGATACAGTGCCGCAGGCGGCGACACTGGAAGAGCGAGAAGAGGGTGCAGACGGGCCACGTTCAACTTCCGTGAGGTAAATACGTGGCACTTGCTGATATCTCAGATGTTACTACACATCTTCCACTGGATAGGATACCAACGGTTGGAAGTGATGTAGACGGCTATCAGCTTTCCGTAGAGCGAATGGTGAAAGGTTACCTAGTCGGTATCTTTACACCTGCAACATTAGCTACGTGGGATACTCCTACGAATACTCCTGTAGCTATACGTGAAATCGCTGGAAAGCTGATAGCCGGTCTGAGGTATCGAAATCGCACGTCAGAAGAGAACGCCGTAGGTGTTGAAGATATCAACTACGGTCAACGGTTGTACAATGAGGCTATGTCTGCATTGAATGACATTCGTATGGGTAACCTCTCCCTGGTCGATGTGACTTCGGGAGAGGTTATCACTACGGATGATGCAGTAGGCCCACAATTCTTTCCAAGTGACAATGCACCGATGTTCACTATTGGAGCGCAGTTTTAGTGCCAGTGTTTGAACCTTATCAACTTGGTAGTGTTGCTGGTGTCGGTGCCCCCGGCACCCTTACCATTGAGTGGGCACCACACAAGGATGAGCCGCTACGTGTGGCTGCTGCACTTGATGAAGCTGCTGCATACATGGAGAACATGTATCCGGTGTTGGCTGCAGCACGTCAAGCTGTCACTGCCGACGTGAAGGCACACTTTGATGCAGGTGAAGGATCTGACGGTGCATGGCCTCCATTGGCCGGTGGTACATATACTGACCCTACATTTGAGTTTGTTACAGGTCAGGGCTACATCGAGACAGCACCGGGGGGTTTCTCCGGTAAGTCTGCTACGTTGGTTAAGACTGGCGCTGGTAAGGCGGTAGCTACATCAATTCGGTCATACACGATTGCTACTGATCCAGAGGGAGGCACCATCACGTTTGATGCTACGCCGCCTGATTACATGTTGGCACATAACATGGGTTTGCCAGAGCGTGAAACGCATGGTGGGTTCTTTGAAGGGCCAAACCCCCTACCACAGCGTGAATGGTTGTGGTTGTCGGAGCAGGCCGGTGAAGTTATCTTTGAGCTATTTGAGCAGTTTGTGTCCGATGCTGCCGGTATCGTAGTTAGTCCACAGGGTGGAGCAGTGCTACGTGGCCCTGGTGGTATGTTCGTACCAACAAATATTCAGGGAACGTATTAGGTGTTCTCGCATAACAGTGAAGCACTTGATTACATACATGACCTTATTGACACTAACAAGGCAACGATTGGCCTTGAGAGTGTTTGGTATGGTGACGAAGATTTTGCAGCGCCATATCCGGCTGCTGTGGTTATGGCTGGCGGTATCACACGTGATTATGTTGCCACTCGTACATTTGAAGTCATTTTGCAAGTCACAATTTTTGTCATTCATGCAGACATGTCTGTCAGTCACAAGATACGTACACGACAAGATATGCTCTTTGCGGAATCGGTGGTTGACTTTCTTCACACTGACTACACGCTTGGAAGCAATGTGATAAACGGATATGTAGCATCCGAGACACCCGGTGTTATTAATCGGGCAAAAGGCAATGGTGTTGTGAGTACATCACTTGCTTGGATAGGTCGTAGTCGAGCACCGTTTGGAGGGTAACGATGGCGTTGAAGGTTTCGATCAAGCACCCAGGGTTTGGCCCTGACAGTGAGTTTGAAGTCCCAGGTGTGGGGATGGTCAAGAATGGTGGTAGTATCACCCTAAACGAAGAGGATGAGGGCCGGTTCTTCTCGCGCACTGGCATGAAAGTCAAGGATTACTACAAAGACACGGAAGATGTAGACGTGAGCGGTACGAGCGATGCAAAGCTTCCGGCAAATCAGGTTCCAGCGCCTAACGCGTCGCCGGATGCCGTTGACGCAGACAAGGAGGGTGATAGCTAATGCCCGCAGGTATTGGTGCAAGTGGTTATCTTGCATTGACGTTTGAGACTTCGCCGGGAACGTACCTTCCGCCGACAACGGCAGGTACGGTCTTTATTCCGATTCTCAGCGAGTCGTTGGTCTACACTGAGGATAAATACTACTCTCAGGCGATTAGACAGCAGACCATCGATAACGATGCAAAGAACTCATACTACCACGTTGAAGGTAACGTAACGTATGAGGTTGACAGTAAGTTTGAGCCTTACTGGCTTTACATCTCGCGTATGGTTCCTGCTAAGACTGGCGCAGGGCCATTCACGTACACATTCACTCCGGCAGCGACCGGCTCGGCTCCTGTGGCTGGTGATACGGTCACTGGCGCAACTAACCGACGTACTGCTTCCATCACTGTTATTCGTAACGGTGTTGGATTCGGTTATGCGGGGTGCACCGTCGGTAACCATGCATACACCATTGAGGATGGCGTTCTTCGTCATTCAATGGATATCATGGGCCTGTCGGAACAGCAGCCTGGCGGTCTTGGTACGCCGACGTGGCAGACACCGGTTCTGTTCGGTGCAGATGCTCATGCGGTGTATGTGGATACTGCCGGTACTTCACCGGCATTTGCTACGCCAAGCCTCACGTTCAACGGGTTTACGCTCAATATCAATGATAACCCGGCTCCACAGAACCGTATTACAAACTCCCGTGCTGCACAGTACATTAGCTACGGGTTCACCGATCTGACGATTGACACTGAGCTTGATTTCCTAAGTCGTACTGAGTACGATAACTTCAAGTCAGTTGTTAAGCGATCAATCAAGCTTGAGTCGGTTCCGGCTCAGGGTACATTCGCCGGGGCTACTGTGGATGCGTTCCAGGCAATTGTCTACAACAGCGTGTATGATACATACACGGTTGGCCTCGGATCTGCACCGGATCTTGTTATGGCCGGTACTACTATGCGTGGCCTTGCCATCG